AAATGGTTGAACCATTAGGAACTGGAAATATCCAAAGACATGGCCCGAACACTTCGGATGCTGTTGTGGGTGTTTTTAACGGATGTTTTTATACAGATCCAACTACTCAAAAGCCAACTTACAGCAATTACTACCCAGGTGGTATTGCTGCTTCTGACATCACTGCTTTTGTCATTGATGATCCAGATGCTGTATTCTTAATGGATGCAGATGAGGCTTTCACTAGAGCAGATTTGTACAAGAACTACTCTGTTACAAACACTACTGGTGTAACACAAACAGGACTATCGAAACAGCAACTTGATGTAAGTGTTTCTGGAACTGCAACTACTTTCGCAATTCAAGCGATTGATATTTGTCAAGATCCAGACAACTCTGACACAGGTTCTGCAAATGCGAACATTCTTGTTAGAATCAACAATCACTTCTATAGAAGTGGTACAGGTATAGCGTAATAAAGGAGAATAACTATGGCGATATCACGATCACAACTAGTTAAAGAACTAGAGCCAGGTTTGAATGCTTTATTCGGCCTGGAATATAGTCGTTATGAAAATCAGCATGCTGAAATTTTTGCGACTGAAACATCTGACAGAGCTTTTGAAGAAGAAGTAATGTTAAGCGGTTTTGCTTCTGCACCAGTTAAACAAGAAGGTGCTGGAGTAGTGTTTGATCAAGCAGGTGAAACTTTCACAGCTAGATACAACCACGAAACAATCGCGTTAGCATTCTCAATCACTGAGGAAGCGATCGAAGATAACCTATACGATAGACTTGCTGGAAGATACACAAGAGCTTTAGCAAGATCTATGGCAAATACGAAGCAAGTTAAAGCTGCAAACGTATTGAACAATGCGCAAGTTACTACTGTAACAGGTGGAGACGGTAAGCCTTTAATCGCTTCTGATCACCCACTTGCAACTGGTGGTACATTTGCAAACGTTCTTTCTGTTGCTGCAGACTTAAACGAAACTTCACTTGAGCAGTCATTAATTGACATTGCTGGATTTGTCGATGAAAGAGGCTTAAAAATTGCAGCCTCTGGAAGAAAAATGATTATTCCAAAAGAACTTCAGTTCACAGCGGAAAGAATCATGAAATCTCCAATGAGAGTCGGCACTGCAGACAATGACATTAATGCGATCAATAACATGGGTATGGTACCTGAAGGTTACAGAGTTAATAACTTTTTAACTGACACAGACTCATACTTCTTGTTAACTGATATACCAAACGGACTTAAAATGTTTGTTAGATCACCGATCAAAACTGCTATGGAAGGTGACTTCGATACAGGTAACATGAGATTTAAAGCTAGAGAAAGATACTCTTTTGGATTCTCAGATCCAAGATGTATTTTTGGTAACGGAAATTTACCAACTAGTTAATAGATAATAAATCTTTTTAAAGGGGCGTTGCATTTGCATCGCCCCTTTTTTTATGTTAAATACCAAAATGCCTGAAATCAAAAAATTTGATTTAAATAAAATTATTGTAGGCAACAATTTAAGTAACAAAGCTATCAATTATTTAATAAATAATCCTTGTTGTACTGATTTTCCAAACTGTAATCACCCTGTCTATCAAAGTGATTCGTTACTATGGAAAAATAAAGAATTCTATTTTTTAAATAAAAAAATTTATCAAATTATATGTGACCTTTATCAAAATATATTAGACCTTAATTGTCAGATGTGGGTTTATTATCAAAAAGAGAACTCGATACTAAAAGAGCCTGAATGGCACAATCATGTCATTGAAGGTGGAGGGCATCAATTATCTTTTTTAATTTATTTAAATTTTACTGAATTAGGCACAATATTTGATTTTGATGGTAAAATAAAAAGTATTCAACCAGAAACAAATGTGATGTATCTTTGGGATTCACATATTAATCATTCTCCGCAACCAGGTAAGAATATGAGGGAAAGAGTTGTTTTAGCTGGTGCTTGTAGTTTTGACCTATAAAAGGTATAATTATTCTACCTAGATTAATTATTATGTAGACTGGCTAGGCAGACGGTATAGAGACTACATAATCAATGCTATACAAAGGAGAATATTATGGCAAATACAACTTTTTCAGGACCGGTACGATCGGAAAACGGTTTTGAACAAATTACAAAAAATAGTTCAACAGGAGCTATTACAGTCGAAGCCACTTATGACGCTAGACCAAACTTTAGAACAACAGTAGATAACACTACTTTAAACACAGGTGCTGCTGTGACTACAACTTTGACTACTGCTCAGTCAGGAACAATTTTTGAAGTTGATGGAACAGATGACATTGTGGTTAACATGCCAGCTTTAAGCACAGCAAACGTTGGAAACACTTACGAGTTTTTTGTAACAACTGCTGTAGCAAGTGGAAAAACTGTTACTTTTGTTTTACCCGGTGCAGGTGTATCAAATTTCTTTGGTGCTCTTTCATTAATGGCTGGAACAGCTGCTAACCCAGCAAGTGATGTTGCAGGTGACACTTTGACTTTACCAGCGACAACTGCTGTAAACGCAAGAGTAAAATTAACTTGCATCTCGGATGATGGTACTAACTCAACTTATAAAGCTGAGACTTTATCAACTCCGATTGCAACAATCGCGTAATAATTAATTAGTGGCTCCTTCGGGAGCCACACAATAAGGAGAAATAAATATGTATATGGGTGATGTAAAATCGAAAACTTTTATTGACTCAAATGCTTCTTCTAATACGTATGTAGCAGCGGCTGCTCGACCAACCACTACTTTTACTTTAGCAAACACTTCTTTTGGAACTAACACCGCGAGAAAAATTACTGCGACTACTCTTGGAAACGAGTCTACAATCACAGTAACGATTGTTGGAACTGATGAAAAAGGAGCTGCTGCGACTGAAGTAATTACTTTACCAGGATCAGCGAGCACAACTTCTGGAACTACGACTGCTTTTTTAACAATTACTTCTGCAACTGTAAGTGCACAACCTGCAGCAAACGTATCTTTGGGTATGACTGCTGACGTTTTTGGATCTATCTTTGCAGGAAGAACAAGAGTAAGACAAGCAAACGTTGCTTCAGGTGGAGCTATTGGAAGCGTAGAAGTGAGAGATGAAAGTATTTCAGGAGATTCGTTATTGACATTGAGAACACAAGCGACTGAAGGGGACATAAGTACAGTAAACATTCCACAGGATGGAATTTTGTTTGCAAGTGGTGCTTATATAAGTTTCTCAGAAGTTAATTGTAATTCAGTAACTGTATATTTTGATGCTTAAAAAATTATACAATAGCGAGATATTAGGTTTTAGACGTGGGGGCGATGTGCAACCACCTAAAACCAAAAAGTATTTTAGACCTACCAAATCTGGTGCAGGTATGACTAAAGCAGGTGTTGAAAGATACCGAAGAGAAAATCCAGGTTCAAAATTAAAGACCGCAGTAACAGGAAAAGTAAAAGCTGGGTCAAAAGCCGCAAAAAGAAGAAAAAGTTATTGCGCAAGATCGTTAGGACAATTAAAAAGAGCTAGTGCAAAAACTAGAAATGATCCTAATTCAAGAATTAGACAAGCTAGGCGAAGATGGAAATGCTAGATGTCTTATTTAAATGCTAACCTACCACCTATTTATTGTAAGGTAAGAAAGGAGTATCTATATGATCTTAAAGAACATCACGGAGAAAGTGAAGAATGCGTTATCTTTGGTCTCACATCCATATCAGGTCGTGCGATCTTATTTAACATCATGCTTCCCAACGGTGCATGCTTTTGGCGTTTGCCTATCTCAGCGTTTTTCCAAAAATCGTATGATAGAGCCGATGTGCCGGATATGCAGACGCACGAATTGGAACTGTGGAACTGTTTTAGTTATTGGCCTAGTGTTCATAAGTTTGATTGGTTGGCTGGTTTAAACGGGAAGTTCTTAGGTATAAATAAAAAATTTTATCATGGAAACTATTTATTCACAGTTGACTGGGGTCATCCAGAAACTAATATTTTGGATGTTGAACATTCTGAAATTCCTCAAGAACACAAGTGTGCGCATGTATTGGCTCTTGCTAACGGTAATTATGCAGCTCAGCCTAATAATCGTATTCTCTGGCACGTTAATAGTTATACTACTGATGACAGCTGGCCAGATTACAAAGTTCAGACTACATACTGGGATGCTGAGGATAGTGGATTGGTTACAGAAGACAGCGATAAAATGTTCTATGAAATGGAAAAAAAGAAAAAATGATTGATAAATGGATTTATAAATTTGCTGAAGCACTAGACAAGCTAGGCTCAATAGTTGATAATCTTGTTCAACGTATGAGTGAGATAAAAATGAATTATTATTTTACAGGAGCATTAATTGTAATGTTAGTGGTGTTGGCTTTTTGTGGAGGTCCTGGTGTCCAATAAACCATTACATATCGGAGAAGAAGCAGCCGTGCAAATGCCTATGAAGACGGTAGTCTCCCTGATTATAATCGTTGCCCTCGGCACCATGGGCTATTTCAACATGGTAGAACGTCTTAACCAACACAGCACAAGATTAGAATTGATGGAGAAAGATCTAACAGAGAACACAGACTTTAGAATAAAATGGCCACGTGGACAATTAGGTTCATTACCCGCTGATTCTGAGCAGTTCATGTTAATCGAAGATCTATATAAACAAGTAGAAAAACTACAACAAAATATTGAAATGAACATGAGTAATAAATTAAAAATAGAATTTATGGAAGGTCAGATAGCAAAATTATTAGCAGACGTAGAAGAATTAAAAGATGCCAACAGAGAGATAGTATATAAAAATGGAACGAGTCACTAGAAAAATTGTACAGTATCTTGAAGATATGGAAAAGAAAGCTAAACAAATGAGCTTTGTAAAAAATTTAAAAAAAGAAGTTGAAACTGGCAAGCATGGTACACAAAAATACGTTGTAAAGCAAGG